CGTAAGCATTATTAACCAGATGTATAAAGACAACTGGCGTCCCGATTATATTGTAGGTATTACCAGAGGTGGTAATGTACCTGCAACAATTATTTCTAACATGACAGGAATACGTTGTGAAGCAATTAAAATTAAATTACGTGACTGTGAACCAGGAGAAGATAACGAATCTAATAGTTGGATGGCAGAAGATGCTTTAGGTTATCCAGGCCAAGATAGTGGCGGCCAAGGTAAAAAAATTCTTATAGTAGATGATATTAACGATACCGGCGCAACATTTAATTGGCTAAAGCAAGATTGGCCAGCTGGTTGTTTGCCTGATCATGAACAATGGAATAATGTATGGGGTGGCAATGTAAGATTTGCTGTACTAACTGAAAACCTTGGTTCTGAATTCAATGAAGTGTCTTACTACTGTGACGAAGTAAACAAGAATGAACAAGATGTATGGCTTGTTTATCCTTGGGAAAATGTTGGTGAGTATGCGTGATGATTTAATGGTACAACAGCAGGTTGAAAATGTATGGCAACATATGGTAGGAGTCATATGTTTGAATCAGACAGGTAGAAAGCAGGTAAAAGCTGTTCTACCTGAATTCTTTTCTAAATGGCCTACTCATAAAGCATTATTACATGCTACTAAAAATGAAATAGAAGAAGTTATTGCTCCTCTAGGTATGCGTAGAGTAAGAGCAGAAAGACTGTATCGAATGAGCGAACAGTTTGAGGATTGGGATGGTGAAGATGCTACAGATCTTTATGGTATAGGTAAATACGGATCTGATAGTTATGAACTATTCTATAAAAAGAAGGTTCCTGAAAACGTAGGGGATCACGAATTGCAAAGGTACATTAAGGAGGAATTTTATGGCTAAAGCAGGAGACTTATTGTTAGAAGCGGCACGTAAACAAGCGGAAGGCGAACTAGCAGTTCACAGAGCAAATATCGAAGTGTATAGAACTATGCCAGCAGGTATCGGCGAACATGCTGATATTACTGAAGCAGTTATTGAAGAATTGAACAAAATGGCTGCCGCAGACGATCGTTTAGAAATGCTTAACAAGTATTTTGGTGATGATAAAACTGTTCTTAATGGTTGACAAAAACCTAAATAAAGCATATACTAAAACAATAGACATCCTCGTCTATAACTCGGAGAATATGAATGACTAAAAGTATTGAACTAAAACAACGCCTAGAAGATGCAGGAGTGCGCTACTGGGCAGGAGATAACATTTCTTATGTTATGCAAAAAGGTGACAAGGAAGCTCTTATAGAAGAACTTACACCTAAGTTTGAGAGCATCCTTGAAAGCCTTTGTATTGATATTGTAAACGATCCTAACAGTATGGACACTGGTAGGCGTCTTGCAAAGATGTACATTAATGAACTTATGGCAGGACGTTATGATCCTATGCCCAATGCAACTGCATTTCCAAACCATGTAGATGATGGTTATAAAGGAATGTTAGTTGTAAGAAGCGAACTTAAAAGTATGTGTTCGCATCATCATCAACCAGTAAACGGTGTAGCATATATTGGCATAATTGCCGCGAATACATTAATTGGACTTAGTAAGTATACACGTATTGCACAATGGTGTGCTAGACGTGGTACACTACAAGAAGAACTTAACAATGTAATTGCAAATGAAATACAAAAAGCAACTGGTTCAGAAAATGTAGGTGTGTACATTCAAGCAACGCATGGTTGTTGTGAAAACAGAGGTATTGGTGCACACAGTAGTTTAACACAGACAACTGTACTACGTGGTGCATTTGCTGATGATCCTAGCACTAAAAAAGAGTTTATGGATAATATTAAATTGCAACAGCAGTTTGCATGTGGAGTGTAATATGAAACTAAGATATAGTGAAGCATTTTACAGTGTACAAGGTGAAGGCAAGTTTGTAGGAGTACCTAGTGTATTCCTGCGTACTTTCGGTTGCAACTTTCGTTGTATGAACTTTGGTGTTGATACAAAAAAAGATCGTTGGGAGCAACACAAAGAAGGCAATAGATATAATGCAGAAGTAAAAGCACTACTCGACGCTGGTGTGCATAAGACTACAGAAAAATTTGAAGACTTGCCTATTATCCACACAGGTTGTGATACATACGCAAGTATCTATCCAGAATTCAAACACTTCAATAAACTAGCAGAAGTTGAAGAAGTAGTTGAACATCTTTTGTCACTTACTCCTGAAGGCAAGTGGACAATGGATAATGGTCAAGACATTCATTTAATTATGACCGGCGGTGAACCGTTGTTAGCGTGGCAACGATTATACATCGAACTATTCGAGCATCCACGCATGAGGGATTTAAAAAATGTCACATTTGAAACAAACACTACACAAACTTTACACGAAGACTTTGTCGACTATCTCAATACACAAGACAGATTTGCAATCACGTGGTCTTGTTCCCCAAAACTTAGCGTTAGTGGAGAACCTTGGGATACTGCTATTTTGCCTAATGTGGCTAGTCAGTATAGTCGTGTTAACGGCAGTGACCTCTATCTTAAGTTTGTTGTCGCTACTAATAATGACTTCGATGAAGTCACTAGAGCTGTTGAAGCGTATCGTGAAGCCGGGATTGATTGTCCAGTATATCTTATGCCGTTGGGAGGACGTTCGGAAGAATATAGCCTCAACGTTAAAGATGTCGCCGAAGCATGTATGGAGCGAGGTTGGCGCTTCACACCAAGACTCCACATCAGCTTATTCGGAAATGCCTGGGGAACTTAAAATGACGCAAAAAGCAAAAGAAGAAAATTCTCCTGTATATGAAAAAGGTTATCCTTCATATGAGGCTGTAAACAAAAAAGATGACCAAAAACCCTTAGATACTGAACTTAGGGAGAAAGGACTAATATGAATTGGGATAAACTTAAAAAAGCATTAGGCATACAACCTAAGATTACTGAAGAGCCTAAATCAATTGAGCAAGAAAGAAGAGAAATTCTTGAAAAAGAAAAAGAAGATGCAACTAGAGCTGGCAAGTCTTGGGTTGGTGTTCTTGATACACAGGTGAATCCAGATAATATTAAAAATGGATTCTTTGAACTAGATTGGAATAATCAGTTTATTGAAGAACTGCTTGATGCAGGATATTCCGGTGAGACCAATGAAGAAATTGTAAATGGATGGTTTAAAACTATAGCAATGCAGATTTTGGAAGAAGACGGACTTGACAAAGATAGAGAAATGGGTTATATTAATGTTAAACCTATAGACAAGGACAAATCAGAGGTAAGTTAATGACCTATATATTAGTAGATACTGCAAACACTTTCTTTCGTGCAAGACACGTTATTAGAGGCGATGCCGATACAAAACTTGGTATGGCTTTTCATATTACACTTAATTCAATTAAGAAAGCATGGCAAGACTTTGATGGTAGCCATGTTGTGTTTTGTTTAGAAGGACGTAGTTGGCGCAAGGACTACTATGAGCCTTACAAGCGTAATAGGCAAGAAACACGCGATAAAATGACTGTTAAAGAGTCCGAAGAAGATAAACTATTTTGGGAAGCATTCGATCATTTTAAAGATTTCATTACTGAAAAAACTAATTGTACAGTATTACATCATCCGCAACTAGAAGCAGATGATCTTATTGCAGGCTGGGTGCAATCACATCCTGATGACAATCATGCAATTATTAGTACAGATGGTGACTTTGCACAATTAGTAGCACCAAATGTGCGTCAGTATAATGGTGTCACTAACACTGTAATTACACATGAAGGATACTTTACAGATAAAGGTAAACCTGTAATTGACAAGAAAACAGGCGAGCCAAAGCCTGCTCCTAACCCACAATGGCAGTTGTTTGAAAAGTGTATGCGTGGCGACACTAGTGACAATGTGTTTAGTGCATATCCAGGTGTACGCAAGAAAGGTACAAGGAACAAAGTAGGTTTGTTAGAAGCTTTTGCAGACAAAGATACAAAAGGCTATAACTGGAATAATCTAATGCTACAGCGTTGGGTTGATCATGATGGTGTTGAACATCGTGTACTAGAAGATTATAATCGTAATGTAGTACTTTGTGATTTATCTGCACAGCCTAATGATATCAAAGAAATTATTACTACAACTATTGCAAACAACAAGACAAAAAATATTTCACAGGTTGGTTTGCGTCTTATGAAGTTTTGTGCTACATGGGATTTACAACGTGTGAGTGAAAACGCTCAGTTATATGCTGAGCCATTACAAGCGAGGTACAGTGTATGACAATTAAAGCAAAAGAAATATTAGATGGAAAGTTTTGGATCCTTGAAAACCAAGGAGTAAAGGTTGGTACACTATCTATTTCCGATGACAAATATATTTTAAGTGACGGAACAAACACAAAATTTATTGATACTAAAAGACAATTAGAAAAAGATATCGGAAAAGTTAGTTGGACTAAACTTGAAATCACAGAAAAATTAGACAAAGAAATGAATGGCTTTCCTACAAGTTGTGTGCCTTTTAATCCTTTGTATGATGTACAACGTAATCTACCATTATTTACAAAAAGTGATAAAAGTAAAAGTCATTATTGTGCAGGTTATTATATTATTAAATTTGAAAAAGGTTGGGTAAAAAGTTTTTGTCCTAAGAGTATTACTCTTGAAAGATATCCTTACAAAGGTCCTTTTAAGACAAATATAGAAATGCGTACAGAACTGAGTAAAGCAAATGCAAAATGATAAGTTGAATACTATTCCTGTACAACAGTTTTTAAAACAAGTTAAAAGTGCAGATGCTAGTAGAGCTAAAGAAGTAAAACTTGATATAGATCAAGCAAAGAATTTAGCGTTTACTCTTGGAATTATTATGACTAGATTAAGTGAAGATTTAGAAACACTTATAAGAAAACAAGACAACACAGAAGAGCAAATAGAAGTAAGGTTAGACGGCGGAAATAGCTGGTAAAATCGGATAAATATATACGTATATAATTTAGGAAAATACGTATATGAGCAGACCCAAACCAACAGTTTTATTAGAATTTATAGATAAAAAAACATATAGAAGCGAACAAATTCTAGATGCAGAAGCTATATGGGCAGTGTTCTATAAAGATAAACCTTTTAATTTAAAATCATCTAATAGCCTTACAAATTATCCAGGTCCTAAGTATAAAAAAGTTTCATTTTCTAATCCAGGACATGCTATAAATCTTGCAAAAAAACTAAATGATTTATTTAATTGTAAAGATTTTACAGTGGTACAATTAACTTCTGGACATAATATACCTCTAGCAGATGAATAATGAACTGGAAAGAAACCTATACCAAGATATTTCTTAAAAACGCTGGCAAATCTGTCAACGAAGCAAGTTTAAAAGAAGTTCTTCCTCTTTGGTGGCAAAACACAAGATCAAAAGATACTGGCGGACTTAGGCTTACAGAAGCTGGTTATGATTTTATTATCAACGAACTTGACTTACAAACTTATCAAGTACCTTATCCTGCAGAATTTGAATTTACTACTAATGTAGTTATTTGGATGGATCAATTTATTGACTGTCCTTACTATCTTGATCGGAGCGGAATTGTAGTCACAAATGAGAAAAAAGCAATGGAATTACACTTATTCTCAGGAGATGTAAGAAAATATGGCTTAATTAAAGCCATGAATAGACAGAAATAATATACTATTATTACTAAATAATCTCATATGTTAGCTCATAAACATTTAGTAGTTAGGGCAGAAGTTGACAAGCCCTTAGTCAACAAGAACAAAGCCATCAAGTTTTTACGCTCTCTAATAAAAAAAATTAAAATGAAACCTATGTACGGACCAACTGCAAGTTATTGCAAAATGAAGGGAAATAGAGGTATAACTGCTTTTGCAATAATAGAAACAAGTCATATAGCAATGCATATTTGGGACGAAACACAACCAGCTCTTGTACAATTAGATGTGTATAGTTGCAGTGATTTTACCCCTAAGACCGTGTTCGAACACATAGAAACAATGATTCCTACTAAAATTGACTACAAATTCCTTGATCGAGAACAAAAATTTATTCAAGTTTTGGAAAAATAAAGGTTGACTCTTACACATAAAGGTGCTATATTATATACATAATAAGGCACTGAAAACAAGGAGTACAACATGGAAAACGTCGCAGTACGTACAATTAGTCCTAACAAGGCTAAAACACGCATTCAACATGCAATTAAAAAACAACGTCCAATTTTTATTTGGGGGCCTCCAGGTATTGGTAAATCAGACATTGTTCATCAAATTGGTGAATATATGGATGCTTTAGTTATAGACGTTCGTCTATCACTTTGGGAACCAACAGACATTAAAGGCATTCCGTATTATGCCGCAAATGATAATACGATGAAGTGGGCACCTCCAGTAGAATTGCCTAGCAAAGAATTTGCTAAAAAACACAAAGCAATTATTCTTTTCTTAGATGAAATGAATTCAGCGGCACCAGCAGTACAGGCAGCCGCATATCAACTTATTCTCAACCGTAAGGTAGGCACATATGAACTTCCAGATAATGTTTATATTGTAGCGGCTGGTAATAGAGAAGCTGACAAAGGTGTCACTTATCGTATGCCAGCACCCTTAGCAAATCGTTTCGTTCACTTAGAACTTGCAGTCGATTTTGATGACTGGTTCCAGTGGGCTGTAGATAACAATGTACACAAAGATGTTGTAGGTTATCTTACTTTTGCTAAAAAAGACCTTTACGATTTTGATCCAAAATCTCCAAGCAGATCTTTTGCAACACCACGTAGTTGGTCGTTTGTAAGTGAACTGCTCGAAGATGAGCTTGATGAAGAAACAACAACTGATCTTGTGTCAGGTGCTGTAGGCGAAGGCCTTGCAATCAAGTTTGTCGCTCACCGTAAGGTAGCGGCTCAAATGCCTAACCCAACTGACATTTTGTCAGGTAAGGTTAAAGAGCTAAAGACCAAAGAAATCAGTGCCATGTATTCCTTAACGGTCTCGCTCTGCTATGAGCTTAAAGAAGCGTCCGATAAAGGCGATAAGAAATTTGACGACAAAGTCGACAAGTTCTTGCGTTTTATGATGGATAACTTTGAAACTGAATTGGTTGTAATGGGTATCAAACTAGCCCTCACTCAGTATGCCCTGCCAATTGATCCAGACGAAGTTGAATGCTTTGATGAGTTTCATGATCGTTTTGGCAAGTATATTACCAAAGCACAACAGGCATAATACTAGGGAGTTTGGACGGTCTCCTCAAAAAAACCGTCCATTTTAGTTGACAAAATGTCTTTTATTAAATATAATATATACAACTAAGGAGAACATGGCATGACAATTGAAACAAAAGGCTTTACACCAGATCCTAACATTTCACCAGCAGATCTTATTGAAATGCGCAAAGAAGTGCTTGACAAAGTTATTGTAGCTCGTGTTGGCTTACTCCTTAGACATCCGTTTTTTGGAAATATGGCAACACGTCTAAAAATAGAAGCATGTGATGACTGGTGTCCTACTGCAGCCACAGATGGTCGTCATTTGTATTTCAACACACAATTTTTTAATGCACTTTCTAATAAAGAAATTGAATTTGTAATTGCACACGAAATCTTACACTGCGTATTTGATCATTTGACAAGACGTGAAGACAGAAATCCTATGCTTTATAATATTTCATGTGATTATCTTGTAAACAATTTACTTGTAAGAGAAAACATTGGAAGTAAACCTACTCTTATTGATATTTTCCAAGATTTTAAATATGACGGCTGGACATCAGAAGAAGTTTATGATGAACTTTTTAAACAAGCAGAAGAAAAAGGCAAAGAATTTGTAGAGCAATTAGGTGAACTGCTGGATGAACATTTAGATTGGGAAGGCGATTCCCAAGACGGTAAAAGCAAAAACAAAAAAAGAAAAAACGGACCTCCTAAATATTCCAAAGAAGAACTAAGAAAAATCAAAGAAGAAATCAAAGAAGGTATGATGAGTGCCGCACAAGCTGCCGGTGCTGGAAACATTCCAGGTGAAATTAAAAGAATTATTCAAGAATTAACAGAACCTAAAATGAACTGGCGTGAAATTCTACGTCAGCAAATTCAATCTACTATCCGCAATGACTACACGTTTAGCCGTCCATCACGTAAAGCATGGCATACTGGTGCTATTCTACCAGGCATGAATTTTGAAGAAACAATTGATCTATGTGTTGCAATTGATATGAGTGGTTCAATTGGTGACAATCAAGCAAAAGATTTCTTAAGTGAAGTTAAAGGTATTATGGACGAATACAAAGACTATAAAATTAAAATTTGGTGTTTTGATACACAAGTATATAACGAGGCAGATTTTTCCGCAGATCAAGGCGAAGACCTTTCTACATATCAGGTTTTAGGCGGCGGAGGTACTGACTTCGATGTAAACTGGACTTATATGAAAGAACACGATATTCAGCCTAAAAAGTTTATCATGTTTACAGATGGGTATCCTTGGAGTAGTTGGGGTGATGAAGACTATTGCGACACAGTCTTTATTATTCATTCTAACAGGGACAAAAATCTTCAAGCACCGTTTGGAATGACTGCACACTATGACAAAAACGCTGCTTAAAAATCCTAATCCTCTTAACTTTTTTGATTGCAGAAAATCGAAAATTCCTGCACCTTATTTTGAATATATCATAATACCTATAAGGTATAACCTAGAGGATAGTATAAATCGTTGGATATATGATAACTTAAAAGGCAGATTTTATGTTGGTAAAACTGTAAACATAGACAGTGATAACACTGTTAATAATGCATTAAAAGTAGGATTTGAAGAGCCAAAAGAGCTATCCTATTTCACTTTGGCTTGTCCACTTTTAAAGTACAAGTAAATAATTTCAAATAATTAATAGTATAAGGAGTTAATTAACTATGACTGAAGACAATAAAAAAGCGACAGCACCTGCGCAAACTGCTGACGCACAAGGCTCTGGTGTTGAACTTACTGTTCAAGACTTGGGTAATTTAAAACAAATTATTGATGTTGCTAGCCAAAGAGGCGCATTTAAGCCAAATGAAATGACTGTAGTAGGTCAAACTTACTCTAAGTTAGAATCATTTTTGGCGGCAGTAGCATCGCAACAACAAGCACAGGAACAGAAAAAAGATCCTGAAGGAGGCAAATAATGGCTCTAAAACATGTAGGAAGAGTTAAAGCAAATAAAAGAAAATGTATTGTTGCATATAGAACAGTACCAGGTGAACCTGAAAACTGTTTGGTTGTTCCAACTGAAAATTTAGATGCAGCAGATCACGATGCATTAATTAAATTAGTTGAATCAGATGCAGGACAACAAGAAGAAGAGTTTGCAACTGCTATGGCAAGAACACGTTTACCAGATGGTAGAATTATGTTAGCTGGTTTTCACACCACAGGTAAAATGACTAAACTAGCAACTAGTGAAATTGAAATGACGCCAGATCGCAACACAAGCATTATGCTTGATGAGTTGAATAAACTTATTGCAGAACAAAAAGGAGTTGCTGTTGAAGATTTAGCAATGAAATCTCAAGCAGAAACAATAGCTACAGCAGGAGAAGTACCTACTGCTACTACAGAAACAGCACCTACTACTGCAACAACTGATGGTGTTATGTCAGATGAAGATTTAGCTGCAAGCTATAGATCACAGGCTGATAGACTTTTTAAGGAAGCTAAAGCATTGAGAGAACAAGCCGAAGAACTTGTTCCGACCAAGAAGAAGTCTGTGAAAGAAAGTGCCTAAAAGAAAGTCACTTCCTAAAGACGTAATAGAACATTGGCCAGAAGTATTCAAAGATGTGGATATTTCTGTAGTCCCAGTCAAATACCTGCACTCAGTACGTGTTATATTTAAAGACGGAAAAGTGTGGGACATTGACGTTGCTAAAACAAGACAAAAACAAAAAACTACAAACATAGAAGCAGCCCTAGAAGACCTG